GGGAACGGGTACTACTCTTACTGATGACATACTATCACTATCATATACAGGTACTAACTTCCCGGATGATACACACTGGGTGCTAGTGCAAGCAGGAGGCACACCAACAATAGCTCCACCGGGCATAGCCTCAGCAGAAGCTGTCGGTACTCCTACTTTAGCTACTGGCTCAGTTAGTATTAGTCCTTCGGGTATTGTAAGCACGGAAGCATTCGGTACAGCGACTGTAACACTTGATGCTGTCACGTTACTTCCCGTAGGGATAGCCTCAGAAGAGGCATTCGGGGCAACCTCCGTCAATGTGGGAGCAGTTACACTTACCCCTAGTGGCATTGCATCACAAGAAGCCTTTGGCACAGCAGCGTTAAGCACAGGAGCTGTGAGCGTATCACCTAATGGAATAGCAAGTGCTGAATTATTTGGCACAGCAGTGATATCCACTGATGCAGTAGTGATAGCACCTACAGGGATTGTATCTCAAGAGCTATTCGGTAGTGTGGTTGTGGCTGAGGGAGCAGTTGATATACTGCCTAATGGTATTGCAAGCAGTGAGGCTTTTGGTACAGCTGTATTGAGTACAGGAGGTACAACAGTACTAGCAATAGGCATAGCATCCAGTGAAGCATTTGGCACTGCTAAGCTAGCATTAAATTTAACACCATCCTCCATAGGTAGTGAGGAAGTATTTGGCACAGCATCTATAACAATGGGTGCAGCTACTATACAGCCTGAGGGAATAGGTAGTGGTGAGACATTTGGTACACCTACCCTGCACATGAATATTAATGCAGTGGGTATACCTAGTGAGGAGGCGTTTGGTACAAGTGTGATATCAGAAGGGTCTATAATAAGACCTACAGGTATCGTAAGTGCAGAGGCTTTCGGTAATGCTAACATAGATAATGAGAAGCTAATCAAGATAGACTTTGAAGACCAAGTGGTACTTACTACTAACCTAGGTAGTACGACAGTGTATTATAATGGTAGGAATTATTTTACTATTTAGGAAGGAAGCAACGGGAGGTCTTAGTGCCTCCCTTTCTTTTGCCTGTTATTTAGACACCGCAGAATATTTCAGCATAGAATCTAGCAGCCGCTACTTTTCCTGCTGCTTCATCCCCTGTATGCAATCTTGGTGAGGTTGCGTCAATGACACCCTGAGCGTATCCAGTGTGGTACTGATAGGATGGTTCAGGTAGTGTGCTACTTCGTGCTGTGTGTGTCGCTATGGTATCCTCAGCGTACTTTCCAACAGTTGTATACACTACACATTTAGCCGCAGTGATAGTTCTTAGATTATATTCCTCATGTTTGTTTGCCTCTGCTTGTGATAACATGAGTAATGCTGTTACCATGAATACTGTAGTGCCTACTGTCATTGTTCTAATTAAATTTCTAATGTTGTAGCTCCTGTATAACAACTTCACACTGATTAACAGCGTCTATAAATCCTACCTGATGTCCCATGTCAAAGCCTGCGTTAAGTCCTAATAGGGTTGCTGTTATTAGTACTACCACTACGAGTATTCCGTATAATATAAGTCCTTTCATTTTAAATACTCACCGTAGGACATTCACTTGTCACTAGCTGCCTTGCCAACGCTTCCTTAACATGACTAAAAGATGCATATCCTCCCTGTGCTAACACCGTATTAACTTCTGCATCTAACACACCGTGTGCATACCCAGCATAGAACGCTATCATACCCTCTGGTAGCTCAGCAGATAAATTAATATAGATAGCAGCCGTGGCTGTATCCCCTGCTACCGTGTACAGTACACCACATGATACGATATCTTGAGGGGACATAACCTCTTCTGCTTGTACCTGTGCAAATAACCCTGCAAATAATATGCCTAATAAAAATGTTCTCATTTACTCTTCCTCTTTAAATGCTTTCTGTAAGGGCGCACCTTCTGGGAAACAGACTATGTCTATCATCCGTACACCTTTACGTGATTCTATATCTAGTATGCAGTGTCCCGGTGCAGTGTACACATTGGTGATAGTAACCTCGTCCCCTCTATGTATGCTACCTCTGCCATCTGCACGGACAAGTTCTGTAGTAGCATAGGCGGTATCACCTACACTAAACATCACTCTTTCACCTTAACATCAAAATGTAGCCAATATCCGGCAGCATATGCATGGTGATTACCCTCACTATCTTTGATATATAAAGCACATCCACTAACCGAGCGGTCGTATATAAACTCCATCTCGTGAGTGAATATCTCTTCATCCACATGCATACCACCTTTAGTATGTACTGTTATAATCCTATTCATTTCTTTTCCTTAGGGCAACTAAGCCTCATGTTAATCATGGCTGCTATGATGGCTACATCCAACCAGTCACCACGTGCCATGTTCTCTTTAAGAGATTTCTTAAGCATGGCTAGTGTACGTTCAGTCGTATACCACCCTGAGAATCCCTCAGCACGCTGTGCTTGCAACTTTGCAGTCATAGCCTTATGAGTGTATTGCATTAAGTGAGCGTCTGCGAGAACGTCTGAGGTTTGCGCTGTTGTCACTTGCTTGATTCTATTCCTTGTCATAGTAGTCCTCAATAAACTTAGCCATTACTTTTAACTTTGCAGGTACACCTTTAGTACAGTGAGTGGTAGCATGGTTACACTCTTGTAATACTCCTCGCACTTGTATTAGATTATCACGTAACTCATCTTGATGCAGTTGCCCACCTTCTGCTATAAAACGGATAACAGACGTAAGGTAATGTTCAGCTTCGATTCTATTCACTGATGCTCTCCTCTAAGTCATCTAGTAGTGCATGTATTAATGCTTCATCATCACTAATTGCTGCCATGTGTAGCTTATGGATAGCTTCATGAACATCCTTATACAACTCATGAGCTAAGCACTTACGTGCATAACGGTATGCATCATCATACTGCGCGGAGTTACATACAAATTTAGTACCCACTTCAACACGCATTAAATGCTCATACATAGTAGGCGTAAGGCGTTCACTAAGCATTGTAGCTGTGTGTACATCACTCATGACAGGACAACCTCTGCGCCTTCCCGGTTGACGATAGCCTGTCTCACGTGTCTGTAACTTCTCAATTACATTACTCATTGATGTACCCCTTAATCCATACTTCTTTGCATGTCTTAGCACCCCGTAGCTGTAGCACCTCATGAGAAAGCTTTATACGCTCCTCCTGCAAGTGTATTATCCTAGCCCCCAACTCCTTGATTATCTCCTCTACATCACTATACCGTACCCACCTACCCTCATCATCATGGCACATCATGGGCACACCATCACTCAATAACTTTATATCTACTCGTTGCATAAGTACTCCTGTTCACAGTAATCAAGGTACTGTATCTCCCACCATGTTAATGTATAACCTAACAGTTGTACAAACTCAGATAGTTTCATTAGCAAGTAACTCCCTTAAATGCTTACCAATAGCAAGCCTATCAGCAGGAGAGATATTTAATAATGCATATATGATGTGGTCACATTCAGCTATTTTACCTTCTGCCTCACTGTATAATACATAGCGCCCCTCATCATGGTTGAGCATGAGAGGCATAGTGTTAATCACTTCTAATTCAAATCGTTGCATAAGTACTCCTGTTCCTCGTTAGATATAAGTCGCACGATTATGAAATGTTTTATGTGCAAACTTCTTAAGCATCCGTAGCTCCCTTAGTGGATGAATAGGCTTAAGCCATACACCAGCATCAGCATTGTAATGAGAGCCTTCAATGAATAGCTCACCATCATAAGCAATACAGTTAAAGGAGATATCAAACGTATCTAATGCATTCATTATCCCATCAACATTAAATGCAAGTAGGTCTACGTCTACTCCTTTATACTTAGCCTTAGTTAGAAACTTAATTCTATCTATAAACTCCGGGTTAAGAGTGGAAGGTCTATGAGATACGCTATCTCTATAGCTACCAATCTCATGCACATCTAAGTATCTATATAACTTAATACCTACATCAGCGAAGCGTTGCTCATCATCAGGAGACAGTGCCGTAGGGAATCTAATATCTAAATCCTTTATGCGCGTGGCACTATCTTCTGTATACAAGGTGTATGCTGCTCCACCTACAAGCTGACAGTCATAGCCTAATGCTTTGAGCTTGGTAAGTAGCTCTTGTACCATTGCTTTATCAATCATAACTTCTCCTTGCATTTAAGATTGTAACTCTAGTGTATGCTGCATCCCATGTTTTCGTGAACATGTGATAAGGTCTAGGCTTGGAGCTAACTTTCCAGTAGCCCCGGCTAAAGGATATATGAGGTTTAATAGTCATACCTTCTCCTGTAAATATTTCTTGTATGCTGCTCTACGTTGCTTGGCATTAGTGCATTCACCTATGTTAAGGGAGAACAACTCGTTGCATTGCTGCGTGACAGACCCCTTAGCAAAGGCTATCACTTCCTTCTCAAGCTTAGCTTCTTCAAATGTAATGCCCGTAAGTGCTGCATAGCTAATAATACGGTGACACCCCTTACACACCACCCTGATACTATCAAAGTTAATGTGCATGAGCCTAGTCATCCATGCTTCAAAGTCATGCCATCCCTTGAAGCTACCTGCTGCATTGATGTGGTCTACTTCACACTCCGTTTGCTTAAACTCTTGCTTGCAATGCTCACACTGACAGCCCCAGACAAGCCCCTTAGGGTTCTTCTTAGTAGCCCGACCCAATGGTACACGTGTCCTATGCTGTGCCATGTAAGCTACCTTAACGGGATGTCTAGACCATGCTCTCCTCATCTGACCACGCATCCATTGAAAGAACTGTGCCTTAGTTTTCCATACATCCGGGCATTGTTCCCATGGTTCCTTGCCTACCATCGTTACTTTGAGAGGAGGAGCTATATGAGGTGTTGTCTCTGTCGCACATGCTACGCATGCATCCTTATGACTTATCCTACTCATGCTACAGCCTTAGTGTTTATAACACATACAGGGTTAGGAAGTACTTGCATAAAGAATTTACTATACTCATATACATGTCCATTATGATGATGGAGATAATGCATTAATAAGAACTCTTCTAATCTACTTCTACTCATTACCATTTCCTATACTGCGCTAGGCGCTGCTGTAACTTGTTAACCTGCATCTTAAGCTTGGATATTTCCACCCGTTGCTCATCAATCAGTTCATCACGCATCTTAATGATGCTATCGAAGTACTCCTCTGTCATGGGCATCTGTGTACCCTTCTTGACAGGAGCTACATCACTATGCCATTGCTTAGGAAGCTCACCATGCTTGTCATAGTAAGCCATGTCAGCATCTGCCATAGTTTCATGAGGACTCTTACTCATTATGCCAACACATCCACAATGTCCCACACCTCAGCTAGAATTTTATCATGCTGCTTAGCAATAGCCTTATCAATTGGCAGAGCATTACCATCCTCATCAGTAGGTTGTGGGTCTGATGGTTCAACAAGTGCACGAATTTTCTTCAATGCTACAAGACGTTCACTTGCTATCTTGATGTGTGGCTCACAGATTACACTAGCATCAGCGACAGTAGAAGCATCAGTCCTACTGGTATCTGTATCACAAGGGCTGTCACTATCAGGCTCCCCACTAACAATATCAGTGCTGCTGGTATCATCGACAGGACGCTCTTTAATTCCGAGTTCGTATTCCTTCTCAAGGATAGCCGCTTCTCTCGCCTCAAATTCCTTGACCTTAGCAAGCTGCGCGTCAAGTTCTTTTTGTTTGGCAATTTCTTTAGCATTCTCTACCTCCTTGATAGCTGTATCAAATTTAGATTCTAATTTCTGTAGTCGCTCAGCTATGTTCTTAGCCTCTGCATCTATCTGTCTACCCTTAGCTATTACAGGAGATTTAGTCTCCTTGCGTAAGTCTTCGAGGTTTAAGCGTGCATCACGTAGTTCTTTACGACTATCTTTAGCTGCTGTCATACCCTTAGTGGTAGAACAATCAACTACAATAGCTTCGTACTTAGTTTCAAACTCCACCAGCTGTGCTGTTACTGGCTTATACACTGCTATAGGTGTTAATCTCTTTTTAGTTACCATTATTTATGCCTTAATATACTTAATTGGAATGTTATTCATGATAGCAAACTCTAACTCACGAGTGATACCATTACTTTCTTGCCAACCCTTCATCTTAAGCACCCACACTTCATCACAATGAGCAATGTAATGGCAGTCAAGCTCCATCCAGAAATCGAATGTTGCTGGCATGTCATACAGTACTGACATAGGATGGCAGTGAGTGATAGGGCTAAACACTTTATGCCCTGCCTTCAATAGCTCAGCTGTCTTCTTCATCACTGTATTGTAACGTATCTGTCTGGTTAGTTTATCTGACTCACTCTGTGATGTAGCATTTAAACTGTATACACTAGCTAGATAAATCATTTGCTTTCTCCAGTTCTTTCTCTAGGTTCGCCAATGCACGCCATGCCACCTTAGTGCTGTGTCGTATGCCATCGGTGTCAACAGTACCAGCATCAAGGAGATGTCTGGTTAATGCATCCAGCTCATCACCACTCTTCTCACGTGCCCAATGTAAAGACTCACCCGGATTGTGTTGGTCATTGCCTGCCTTGCTACACTGAGCCACTGCTTGTAATGCAAGAGGGAAGTAAGCTAACACTCCACTGTACACTGGTGTAGCCTTACGTTGCGCTGCTATGTCCATGATATCACCAAAGCCATCTAGTGCAGCAGCACCCCGGCGGCCATTTGCCGCAGCTTGTGCTAAAATCTTATCCACATCCATAGTGGGAGGACATAGTCCTTTACCACCAAGCATGTCACACTGTGCTGTAATTTCAACTACATCAAACTTGGATATAGTACGCGAGCAACCCCCTGTATTATCTGCTAATAAACCATCACTCAGTACTTCATACACCTTACCCACAGTATAACATGCACCATCTGAATGCATACATAATAGTGTAGTTCCTGTGGGGTAGTCACCCTTTCTAAATATCTTACTCATGCTAAAATCCTGCCACATTATTTCGTAATGATTGTCTCTTCTCTTTACTGAAGAGATTAACTTTATCTCTAGTCTCATGACCACAGTCAGTGCAACGATAGCGTTGGAACTTACTAGTAGCAGTGTATGCAAAGCCATCCTTGATAAATGTGGTGCAACCACACTGGCATACAGGCACTAAACTATCTGAGTACCAGTTGAAGTTCGGGTGCATGTTATCCCACGGACGTATGATAAAGTATAGTTCCCTAAGGGATAGTACATCATGGCGGTTATACTTCTCCATCTCTTTCCATGCTAAAGGATTACCCTTCAAGCACTCATCCCATAGCTCAAAGCCTGCAAACTGTGCGTGCTTAAGCTTCTTCCACTTAACACATAGCTTATCAGTCATGTACTCAAGCTTGTTGGATGTAAATCCAAACTGTTTCTTAGCTATGCGTAGTGTATCTATATGCTTGTAACTACTAGGCTTTTGATACCCATTGATAATGAAGCGAGAGTTCAACTTCCTGCTATCAAACTTGATACCGTTCTGTGTGATTACAACATCAGCCTCATCCAGTAGGTGCCATATGTCATGCAGTAAATCTTTATCATCTTCATCTGCAATGGTGTCACGTATGTCCTGATACATCACAGCTTCTTCTGTGTCTTCATCATCCAGCCACATAGCAGCCCATGAGAGAACAAACCAATCATCCTTAATCATACAGAGAGGCACACCATGTTGCCACATGCTCCAGATAAATCCCTTGATAGGGGCTGTCTCAATGTCAAATATTAACACCCTTGGATTATCAAACTCAAGAGGGTCATACCCTGCCTTAGCTGCGGTGGCTAGTGCTGCCTGCATACCACGTGTTACATTGGATTGGTTAATACCTAAGGCATACGCTGCCTTGTTTACACCACCATATGCACGAACAGCATCAATAATCTCACGTTGTCTAGTAGTTGCTAATGCATAGACACCTTGGTCTATACTATCTATCACCATTATTATTCTCCTTTAAACGCTTGATACATTTACGTATTGCATCAGTGCATAGCCCTGTAACTGCATGCATTTGTTGAGGTGTATGTGTGCCTATGTGTTCTCCTATCCACGCTTTCTCATCAGGAGTCATGCGTCTGTGCTTCCTACCACTAGAGCTACCACTTCTACGTGCTATGGTATCAGCAGTGACAGCAGCGTTGAGCTGCATCAGCCCTGCTAATTGCATAACTTATTCCATAGAAGCGTAAGTAATCCAGCCGGGAATACCACCACCATTATACGGAACAGCACTCTACTTCTGAATGTTAGTTCACTATACTTAGTGGCCTCTGCTTGTAGTCCTAAGTTCATAAGCGCCCATGTGATAGTGCTACCAAATGCCCAGTACAATAGTAATTCAAATAGAGCTACAATCATAATTTTCTCCACTCACGTTTCTCTGCCTTGGTTACTAGCTCCACTGCACGTAATGCAATACGAGCGCAGTCAGGGCATGTTAGTGTACCATCAGTAATCGCTGACTTATCATCTATAGCGCCACATAAGCTGCCTGCATCCTCTCCTCGTAAGTGAGTGATACCATCATTAGTTGTTAATACTTTAGCCATTAGTTACTCCGGGTAATCTATAAGTTGAAAGCTATTCTCATTCAATGCATTCTCAATGGAAGCGATAGTGTTAACAGCATAAGGTTCATGGGTGCGTGTACTAGCAGCCATATATTCTAATACTTCTTGTGCTACATCAAAGTCTTCTTGTGTTAAGTTACTCATTATTTAATCCTCTGTGCTACTAGCACGGTAGCTATAGATAGGAAGACACCTACCACTACACCACATAAAAATATATCCATCATTAGTCTTCATCCTCTACTGGTAAGAACTCTTGCACCACCCCGTTAGGGTAGGGAGTCCATATATCTATTAACTGTCTACAGTGTGGTAAGTACTGGTCTTCAGGAGTACGCAGCATGTATAACAAATCTGCATTCTCTCTGAACATACTCAGTGCTGTACCCTGTAACACACGTGGTCTATCAGGATATAATCCATCAGGATTCATCTTCTCATCACACCACCAAGGTGCATAAGCAAATGGTATGTCACCATAACGTATAATATACTGGTCATACACAATCTGACACATAGTAGTTATACTAGTAACACCCTCAAGTAATGCAGTAGCCTTGGCTTTGCTAATACCGGGACGTTTCTTAGTACCCTTGAGGCCATTAATATTATCAGCAACATCACCGCATAGCATCTGATGATAGAAGTGCCACCACCCTGTGCTTTCATCCGTGTAGTACACACCCTCTTCCCTGTAGTCCTTTGATGGGTTGATGTGTAGCCCCGGCATCTGCTCTAAGTCCTTGTCGATAGCAGCCATGATGTATTTAACCTTGCTTGTACCACTGCCTTTATGTAGGGCCATGCAAGCAGCATCATCTGCTTCCCACTTCTCATACATGTGAGCATCATAGTACTTCATGTAGTACTCACGAGCAGCATCATAATGCACTGGCTTAGCCATGCCTAGGCGATTACCTTTGTAACGCTTGAAGGTAGCACGGTGTGTGCGGAAACAATTACCTCCCTTAGTTAGTAGGATAACAGCACGGTGACACCCGGTTAGCTTCAAAGTATTGTCTACAAATTTTTTGACAGAGTGTAGCGCATGTGATACGGGTTCTACTTCAACAGTCATATCATGTTCAATAGCAGGGTTGTTCTGTGCCTTGAACCACACGTTATACTTGGTCTTGCTATCCGCTGTGAATACTATCTTACCATTTAGCACACCATAGTGGGTAGCCTTCTCAGTCATGAATCCCACGGCATAGACAGAGCTGTCAGAGTCCAGTATCAGGACGTTCTCTTTCTCAATGCGTGATACGCGCGCCATCAGCTGTCCCCTCCATGGCAGCTTTAACTTCAAGAGCCTTTAGGTTATCTCCTGTTAAGGCAATACACACTGCATCCCATAACGTAAGATTAAGGACATCCTTAACATCAATACCCTTAGCATAACACCAGCCATAGAAGCAACTAGTTACCTGTACGTCACAATGGGAGAACCACCGGGTTAATAGTTGGTCGGATGTAATGTACCCCTCAACGATTGTGCCTTCCTTTTGCTGTATTCCTACTAGCATAAGAGGGGCCACTGTCTCCACAAATTCTCTGATACGCATTGCTAATTCTTGTGCTTGTTTATCTAACATAAATTTCTCCAATCAAAAGGGTATATCATCATCAAAGTCAATCCCTTTAAAGGCAGGACGTTCCTTGAATATACACCAGTTTCTATCGAGAGTCATAGACTTACCACCTTTCTCAGCCTTGATGTTTACTAACATACCTGACTGACATACACCTTGGTTGTAAGCTACAACTATAAATTCTTTGCCATTAGTTTTATTACTGTAGTTATCCAGCATAACTATGTCCCCCACCAATAGGGGACATGTCTGCTTACTGGAGCCTGTTACTCCGGGATGTCGTCGTCATACTCAGGTGCTGCTTGTCTACGTCCAGTACGCCCAGCCTTAGGCTTTGGGTAGACTTGCTCCTCGTATTGGTCATACAAACGGTCTGCCTCTTCATCACACAAGGCAATGATAGCATCACCTCGTTTAGCAGCAGCAGCAGGAAGTTTGATGGCATCGTTCTCACATAGTACACGCACCAATGCAATGGCTGTGTTCATAGTGGATTGTCTACGAATCATCTGGTCTTTCTTAGCCCAATCATCCTTTGACATGGTAGTGTCATTACCCTTAGCAGCTGGTTTACTACGCTTAGAGCCACTACGTGCCTCAGGTTTGGCTGCACGACCACGCCTAGGGGCAGGTGCATTGCTACTACTTCTACTGCTACGAGAGGAGCGCTGAGGAGCTGCTGCGTTTAAGATTTCCACTGAGTCCGGGTCAATATTTTCATACTCACCATTCAATATAATATCAAATGCAATCTCATCTCCCTTGGCAAAGTCAGGCTTGTCAAAGCCATGTCCAAACCAATCCTCTTGTCCATCAATATCTACCTTGATATTAAATACAGTGCCCCGACCTGCGGCCTTTTCACTGATTGCTTTTACAATACCTTCTACATGTTCACTCATTAGCATACACCTTCAATTGTTTTGCTGTCATCACAGCCATCGTAGTTCACATCAACGTGAACATAATCTCTTTCCTCGCAGATAATACTCTCTACTACATTAGTTACCTTATCCACGGCAGCACTGCTATGCCCTGTCATATCAATATGACGTAGCACAGTACCTTTTATATTGGTTACTATCCTTACGTGCGACATACTACCACCTCACCTTGCTTCACACTGAAGTATAAGTTACCTGCGTTGTCTACCTCACTAGCGTTCAGTGTGTCTAAGTCATGTGCCCCTGCTGCTTCCAGTGCATCAACACTGATATCATATCCCATCAGGTGCCCACTCATCTTACTAATAACAGGCCATGCATTAAAGGTAGCATCAGTGGTGATATGCTCCATACCCTTGAAGCCTCCATCTGTTCTGAGTTGTACC